AACGCTTGCCGCTGGATCTGGGAATTGCCAAGCTGTTCTGCCGCCAATTGAAATATTCGCATTTACACTCAGCACTTCTACGGCTGAAGATGAGCCTATTGTATCTATGAAATCTTCGCAATTATGTTGTATTACTAATCCGTCTGTTATTAGCTGTGTGGTTGAGTGAAGAGTGCCGGCAAAAAAGCCCATTGGTGTTATAAACATTAATCTATGTCTCCTTTTGTTTATGATTTGAAATTTGTTTTTTTTAGCTGAAATTCAAACTAGCAGCGATATAATATTTTACTCCGTCATAAAAAATGGATAACATATCTTCTGCGCTGGCGGCTGTAGACAGGGTAACGGCTGTCCCTCCGGCTTTTTTAAAATCTGCCCCCAAGGTGAGGGTTCTTCCGCCGGTTGAGTCCTGCTTAATTTTAAGCATATATGTTCCCGGTGCAACATTAGTAACAGAGTTGAGTGTTAAATTTCCCGTTGCAACGAGCGAGGCGCAGTTTCCCAATTGTGCATCCCACGAGATAGCTCCGGAGACATTTCCCAAACTTTGGTGCTTTGTCATACCCAGAACATTATCAGACAAAGAAACTTCAATAGAATTACCAGAACCAGCTTGGGCAATAGCCATCTCGCCTCCAGACTTAGCTGAAATTCTTTTAAAAGTCATCGCTCCGGATGCAACGGATCCCAGTACGGACTCACCTTCTGCCGTGCCTCCCAGGCTAGTAATATTAGTAATTGCCTCTGAAGTGTCACCGGTCACAATTCCCGATGAAGATTGAGCCTTTACCAAGGTAGAGGATGCTGCCGTAGAAGTCAGGGATACCCTATCATATGTTGTGACATTTAATGTGCCCTTGATTTTTAATTCGGTACCGCCTACGACGGTGTCCAAATCTGATTGCGGGCCAACATATCCAATAACCTCCCAGAGACCATCGGAAATTTTTCTTCCGTAAACTTTCACCATGACACGACTCAAGATAGCCAATTCGCTCTCTCCAGACGCATCGATGTTCGCAGCATAATTTTCGAGCGTGTGATCCACACTGCCGTCAACCTGCGCTATTAAACTGTTGGGCCCTAACCCTAAAACTTGTGCCATCCTCTTACCTCCTGGTGCTTTTTTATTTGCACATTTTCATTATAAATAGGCTCCGCTGGAGCCAAACGATGTAAAAGTTTTATTTAAACTAGCGTTAAAATCTCCAAGATCAATCGCGTGTCGGCGGAGATTTCAAAGTTTGTAAATATGTCGCCACAATGAATATAAAATTCGCCAGTAAGACTACTATCTGTCAATAATTGTCTCAAGCCATCATCATAGATTGCTGTCTTTTCCAAAATTATAGTCTCTGTGACTCCGAGCAACGACTTTACAGATGAGCCGGCAGGTATTGTTGCATAAGTTTCCGGAGTGGTATAAACAACCCTAACAACATTTCCCGATATGGGGGATGATGGTGAAGATGGCGAAGATGGCGACGATGTTGTGGTGGTGTCAGATGTTGTGGCCACTAAGGAGGCCTGGACATCCTCCGGTAAAACACTCAAATTAATTAAACCTCTCCTTGTCCTTATACACTTTGCCTCAATTTGAAATAGGTGATTAACTTGTCCGAAAAGCTGCCTGTCTTCCAAAAGCGAGACGATTTCGAAAAAAGATGAGCCATATTGTATATAATCTCCCTCCCTAACATATAAATTTTGATCTTCAAAGAGTCTACGTTCATGAAATCTAACAATTATAGAGTATGTTTTATCTAATCCAAAATTATCTGTTGTTGTGTTGATCCCCTCAAATTCAACCAAAGCATATACTCTAACTGGTGGTAAGAAGCATTTTTCTATTGCCTCGCCATAAAGTGGGTGGAAATTTGTTCTTTCCATTGATATTGGTAAGTAAGTGATCGCCTGACCCTCTACTCTTTCTAACAATTCATCATTGACCTGTTTTACTAAGTCTCGCTCTTTTTGTCCGAAAAATAACGGAGGCGGGGGGTTTGATGGTTTCGTCCATTTATTGTCTGCCATTAATATTTTTTCCTATTTGGAATCCAAGACTTTCAAATCTATTAATCCCTTTCTAGCGTGTATACATTTTGCAATTATTTGAAATTTATGCTCAATTTGTCCGAATAATTGTCTATTATCTTCCAAACTTACGATCTCAAATAGAGTATCTCCATATAAAACAAAGTCCCCCTCTCTCACATATGTATCTTGATCTTCTTGTAGTCGTCTTTGGTGAAAATTAATTGTTATAGTGTGTTCCTTATCTAAACCATAATTTTCAGTTTTTGTTTTTATTCCCCCGAATTCAACTAACGCATATACTCTTATTGGCGGTAAAAAGCTTTTTTGTACAGCCTCGCCATAAAGTGGATGAAAGTTTGTTCTCTCGACAGATACTGGTATATAGAGAATACTCTGACCAATGACCCTTTCCAGCAATTCATCATTGACCTGCTTTACTAAGTCTCGCTCTTTTTCGCCAAGAAATAGGGGGGGAGGCGGATTTGATGGTTTTGTCCATTTATTATCTGCCATGGCTTAATATTCCTTTTTATCTCCGAAAATTACTCTCTCGCGGGTGAATCTCAATTCTGCTGCCGACTCACGAATTGTAATTTTTGGCTGTGGATCATTTTTATCTGAACCTATTATATATCCGAGGACTTTTAAATTTATTGTTGTTATAAATTTTCTCTCTTCTTCTTGTAAATTTGATATATTATTATCTAAGGAAAATTGTCCCTCAATAAATCCCTCAAATCTATGCCCGTCCCTATTTATAAAAAAATTATTTATTTGGCCGGTAGATGCTACAAATGGTGCAAATATTTCATTCATCTGCTGTTGATATTCCGTATTGATGGTAACTTTGTAATTTGCAACAACGTAGGTTGGGATTGGTATTGTCATTATTTCATAAACAATTTTTTTATTTTCAAATGGGTAGGTTTGCTGATTAAACCTGCGTCGGGAGTCTGCGTTCGCAAAATTGGATGTTTTCTCCTGCTGTATGCGCCTCGCAATTGTTATTGTGCCCCCCTTGGCATCATTTTGACGCGGAATGTGTGACCAAGCAACCCCCCTCATGTTGGGGTCTTTTATTAAAGATTCTCGCTCGATACTCATCACGGGCAGAGTAAAAATATTATCTTTATTTCTCAGTTCCTTATTATCTTTAATTTGATATGATCTTTCAGCCATTGACCAAATTATTGGAACTTTTCTCCAGCCCTCGTTTGTTGAACAAAAGATATTTAATTTTTCATTCACCCAGTCATAAAGAGCATAGTCTATTGTCTCAATGGTGGAGGGCATAAAGGAAATCTCTTTCAGGGCCGGGGATGCTTCACCCTTCGTTGGATAATATGGCCTATAATCATCATATTTTTCTTTTTTGCTACTCATAATATTTTATCCCTGAAAAATCAACATCGGTACTAATTTTTGTATGTTCTCGACAGCCTGCGCCTTTTCGGCGTCTGATTTGGCGATAGCCGAATATGTCAACTGATCAAGTATTTCTTTTAATTCTGTTCTCAATGCCCCTTGTTCTGTTTGGGCCTGACTCAACAATTCCGATGCATTTAGGGTTACTGATTCTCCAGGAATCGGTATTGTCTGGAATTTTCCCCTAATTTGACCAAGAGTCTCTTTTGATAATGCTAATGCAAATCTTCGAATCCACTGTTTTCCTATTGAATTAATATTATTATATGGAATATTGTCAAATGGAATTGTGTTCATATTATTAATTCCATCGGTTCCATTATCAAAATCCTCATTATTCTCCCACGGTGCTGGAATTACAGAGAACTCCACCCACATAAAGCGGTAAGAACTCAACAACTGTGGTTCTGGGAAAATCCTTAATTTATTATTTTTTAATTCGTATGAATAATGAGACAACCTTGTCCATAAATGGTCTTCGTAAGCTTTTGCTTGCAATTTATTTTGCCAGACAGGAATCACCTCAAAAGATGAATCATCTGTATATTGGCCATAATACAACAAGTTTCCAACAACATTGAGACCACCATAATAACCAAAAAATCTCCACATTGCAGAGGGAGTTTTATAAAAAACCTTCTTTACCAAGACCCTTTTATCTCCAATAATCCCAGCAAATGCTGCGGGATCTCCATTTGGTTGTGTCCCGGTTGCCGAAGATCCTGAAATAATTGCTTGCAAATCGTAATCTTGCTGCCCCTCTTTTAACTCGAATGAAGCAGAATAAATTGGAATTGTTCCACCAATATTTGCCTCGAAAGAGAAGCCGTCCGAAACCCTTCTTGCGTATTCGAACATGACGCGAGGAAATTTTAAATTGACATTTTCGGGGCCCGTTTTTCTTTCCCCCTCATGATCAAATGTTCCCGTGGTTTGCCCCAGAACGTCCGATAAAATGTTCTTCGATTGATGAAGGTTTACTAAATAACTATATTCTAACACCGCCTCTTGATAATTCGCGTAAACATTTTCTGCTTTTAATTCTATATCTAAAACGTCGCCGCCCAGCTTTCTATATGTGTACGAAACCTGCTCTGTCGCTCCCGATAAAAAATCTGTTGAATCACTATAAACACTCAGCGGCAGACTATCTGCGACCTCCAATATACTGCCAGTTGATGGCAAAATTGATTTGCTTGACTGACTAGCCGGGGTTAGGGTGGGTAGTGCCATAATATAAGTTCTCCTGCTTTAAGTAGTTTTCATAAACACAAAACCCCTCCACAAATTTGTGGAGGGGCGTCATTTAACTTCAATAGGAGGTTAAATTTTAGATAAGATCCTGGACAATAACCAATCCGTACATATCTGGTCGTACCATCTTCTTGGCATAACGAGTCATGACGCCTTTACGCGGCACGAAGTCCTCGGTACCGAAAATGGTAGGAGTCATCTGGAGAGGCACATACGGTGCGTATACATATCCGCTTTCGAGGAAAGAAGAACCTTTACGTCCTGCGAGAACAACGTTCCGTGGGAAGTAAGGATCGACGTAAACGTCAAACTTCTTGCTTAACGAGCCGATTTTAACAGCACCAACCTGACCACGATCATCATCGTGAGTCACAGCTCCACGGAATCCAGCGGTGAACTCAAGAAGATTTGCAACTTCTGGTGAACACACCAAAAAGTTTGCGCCTCCACGGAGAGTCTTACGGTGAATTTGAGCCGAGACATCATTGATGGTCTCAATCAAGGTTTCATACCATTCGCTGACATTGCCGGTGAAGTCTGGGAATCCAGCTGTAGGATCCAATGGAACTCCAGTTCCACGGTTCACAAACTTACCAGGAAGTCTAGACCAGAACAAGGTTTCAGCGGTTGCACCCTTTACGAGATCTTCCAAGATTTCTTGGTCGATTTCAAGAGCGATGTGCTCTGAAAGAACGCTTGTCAACTCAACTTCGGCATCCAAGTTATGGTATGCATTCAAATCTTGAGCCAATTCTGGCGTCCACTTAGCCTTGAGCTTCTTGGTTTTAGCCGTAACAGAAACCGAATCAACCTTGATGTCGATTTCAGGAATCTGACTTTCGTTCTCAAGTCCCCAAGTATCTAGGCCGACGACAGAGCCGAGGGCTCCTCCCTGATTCATGTTATCATCGATGACAAAAGTTGCGTCATCATCAGCAACAAGCGTGCCAGAAAGAGCAATGGTATCGGTACCATCGGCAACAACAAACAAGATATTTCCTACAGTATTTGGATCGTCGCGAGTCAAGCGGCGGACCTGAGTAGTATCAACAACTCCGGCGTTATCAAGGGTAATAGTGACATAATCCTTGATATTGAACTGATCTGCAGTAAGAGTACTCAGCGGAACAGAAACAACTGCTGCGGCTGTTCCAGAAGCAATATCCGGATCAAAACGCACCAAGCGATCTCCAAGGGCCGCGAGAGCTGTACCGGCAGGTCCTGTACCAGACCAAGCGCTACCATCTGTTGGCCCACCAACAGTACCAGAAGCCATAGATAGGCCGGTAAGGGTAAGTCCGCCAGTTACGGAGCCAGTAGGGCTTGAATAGCCGTTATTCAAGGAATAGTAGCTTTGTTCTGCAAGGTCTCCAGCGAGTGAAACTCCGCCGGTGATTTGCTGACCAACAACGCCACCACCATGAATAGAATCTCCACGTCGATAATCAAGGCGTCCAGCCAATGGGCCGCCATAAGTAAAATCGAGGAAGAAAATGAGTCCCGCAGGGAGGCTCATGGGTTGAACGCTAACGAGATCGTTTGCGATCAGTCCGCCGAAAACTCGGCGAACAATTGGAAATGCGACAGATGCGAAACCTTCCACATCACCGCCTGCCATTGAAGATGCTTCGCGAAGAAGCTCTTTGGCTTGATTTTCTAAAAGGCTTGCCATGCCGTGCTTTTTCCGTTCATCAGAAAGCCCCTCTAAAAGACCAGTTTGTTCCCACTTGTCAACAAGTGCTGCACCTTCCTTAGAGAGATCACGACGGACAATACCTTCGGTTAATTTATTTAAAATAGACATATTTTCAAAATCTCCTTTTATGGTTGTCTGTTTTTCTTTATTCCAGCTAAAATCTGCATACGATCCACCACAGGTGTATCTTTGCTTCTTTTTGCCTTTCTAGGTAAAGTGGCAGAGGGTCTTTCGATGGTCTCGCGTAGTGATTGTGGCTGTGCTCTACCTGTTACACTTCCCACTGCGCCTTTCAGAGTTTCAAATATTACCTTTGCTTCTTCGATCGAATCGGATTTTGACAGAGTATCAACAATTTTAGATTTTTGTCGCTCATTCAGGGAGGTATCTACTAAAATCCTATTCGTATAAATTAATCTCGCGTTAGAGAGATTAACCTTTTCAATGTTTTCTTTAAATGTTTTTAACGCCATTATCATTTTGGCGCTCTTTTCTTTGAGAGTTTTATTTTCTTCAGAAAGTCTTTCACCAGCATCGATCAACGCTTTTACCTGCTCTTTTGCTTGTGTTGCCGATCTTCTAGCTAGCTCCATCTCTTCTTTATAATTCATAATATCTTCTGGAGTTCCTGCCCACCCTTCTTTTTCCGGATGGATATCTACGACTAGTTCTTCCAAAATTTCATCTAAATCTGCTATATCTAAATCAATTTCCTCTTCCAGTGTCGCATCAACGGAAACAGAAGAGATTTCATCTTCCTCGGAACGAGATGGCACACCAGTTGAGACATCGTCAGCAACATCCTCATGGGAAGATGCATCACCGACAAGTTCTTCATCTATTTCAGCTAGGGCCTCGGACATTTCTTTCAATTCTTCCATGCTTAGGACAATTTCGCTGTCCGATGCAGTTTCGTCTGCAGAGCCGGCAAGAGGAATATTGTCCTCAAGAGAAGAAGAAATAGATGCAGATGTATCTTCTCCAGAAATATCAAATTCTTCCTCTTGTTCCAAGAGGTTTTCCACAGCTTCTTTAATATCCGTAGAATACTTGCTTAAAATTGCAGATTCTGCGTTCTTTATGGCGGCCTCTTTTAAGGCTGAGGCATCAACTATTGCTTGTTCCAATAATGAAGACATTTATATTCTCCCTTTATAAAAATACTCAAAATAAATAGTTATTCAATTTATAAAAAGACATATTTTTATAAAGAGCAAAAATGTATTTAAAAATTTATTATTTAATCTGTTAATCCTGCGCCAGTTAGGGCAAACATTTCCGCTGATCGTATGCCCGTTAAATCCGCTACCAACTCGAATGAGCCGTCCGTTCCGGCGGTGTCCAAAGAAATATATATTTCTTTACATTTGCTATTTAGGGTGATATTATCTCCCTTGCTTGACAGGGTAAAATAGTGGTGGCCGCTAATAACACTAGCGGTTGCTGATGAATTAAAGTGTACTCGAATTGCTATACTTCCGGAGGTGTTTGAAATAAGAATGTTTTTTGTCACATTTGGAAATTCTACTTTAATTTCCCCGTTGTTTGGTCCGGCACCATCCAAAACCGACCCTGTCAAGTATGGAGTTCCACCAACTTGATAGGAGCCGACATTTTGTAGCCCAGCCTTATATTGATAAATTGACATTTATTGAACTCCTTGCATCTTATAATTAGTTTCAAGTTTTACAAACCTTGATTATCTTTTATTTCTTTTTTTATTTTTGGTTTCTGCCAAAGTGGAGCCGGCCTCCCTCTTATTTTCCTCTTCTAAAAGTTTTTGCAAAACCCTCTTTCTCTTCTTTGCGGCCTTTCTTTTTTTTGTGGATGGCTTCTCATAATATATATTTTCACGAACTTTTTCCATGATTTTGTTTTTTTTACATTTTCTTATAAATCTTTTAATCATTCTCTGCTGTGTATCGTTCCTGCCCCTTGGCTTGACTGATACATTCACTGCTTTTTTTGACATTCTATCTCCATTTGTCTTCTATATAAATAGGGTACTGGTGTAGTTTATTCTATTAAAGTTCTCTTTCCATCGTCATGCATCAAGAGGACGGGATATCCAAGATCGCGGTAGCGTTGGATTTCATTTTTTGTCTCCTCATGTCCGTAGGCTTCATCTGTTTTTGAGCCAACCATAATGGTGGGATTTCCATATTTTGTATTGCTGGCGAAAAATATAACCCCACTATCTATCGGCTTTCTCACTGGCTGACCTCGAAGCCATTCGCATATATATTCGCGACAAGACTTGGGGCAACTTGTTTTGAAAATGGAACACCCAGGGCCACTTTTATTTAAAAAGTTACAAGGCTTTCTTTCTGGTTTATGCCAGATCGGAACACCGGGTTTTTCGGGATTGAAAACATTATCCGAGTAAACATGAGTTACTGTACAGCACTCTGAACAATCCCCGCAAGAGCGATTTGGATCTTTTTTAAGCGCCATTAATGGACCGCGCCTTCTGTGAAGGCGATTCCCTCAATCTGCAAAGCTACCATAGTCAATTCGGAATTCATTGTTGTTATATCAATTTCTACAAAAATCATATCTCCCTCGTATGCTGCGGAAATATCCGCAGGAGTCGTCTTAGTTAGTGAAAAAAACTTGTCTGCAACTCCCGCTGGCGTTGATTGACTGTCAACACTGGCAGCGTTGGTTGTCCACACTTCGGTATTTGCTGCTGTCCTTTCGATTGGTATGATGGCACCGCTAGGGTCGGCAATTAAATTTCCCTGAAGCTGCGCAACATAGTGTTTAAAATTTAGAACTGTGGCGGTGGAGGTGGTATTAAACGCGTATATTAGCTTAATGGCCAGCGGGAAGGCTGTACACAACCCGGAAGGTATTTCAAGTATAGATCCGGCGACTGAGCCATTGCCGGTGGCGGCGTCGAGGACAACATCTTTAACGGTGAAACTAATATTTCCTCCGCTCCCTACGGTATAAGTTTCGTCAGTAAGCATGCCGCCTCCCAAATCCGGATTGAGTGAAATTCTCTTTTTCCACTGAGCAAGACCAGCAGCAAATTTCTGTCCTTTCGCGTTAATCACAGTATGAGACGGCATTAATCGAAACCTCTCGAAAACTGGAGCCGTAGTTACTGTGCTTTCTATTCTAACCCTCATCCAACGGCCCGTGACACCGTTAATAAGTGTTGGCTCCCAAGAATCGTTATTCGTAATTCCCGCAAACAATCTTTCTTCGCTGTTTGCCCTCAAGAATATATTATTGGCGTACCTATATTGCTCTTCGGATGATACAGCCATAACTCCAATTTCTGTCCAAGTGTCGGCTGCGGATTGATATTCAAGAATAAAGTTTCCGGAGCCAGTGGTGGCCGCTGTGGTCTGATCAACTTCCAGCCCCCAGTGTTTTAGCGTCGTGTCCGAACTATCTTTTCTGTTTGTACACCACAGGATGGAACAGCCTGCCGAAGCGGATTGGAATGAGAAAGTTGAGCCTTCGGTGCTTGAGCCGCTCGTTGATACATCGATGAAGTTAGAACCATTGTCTCCTCCTGCGGCGTCGTTGGTCGTCGTAAAAATTGTGTTGTTCGTTGCATAGTTCGTTCCCTCTCCTGCCGAAAAGCCACCTCCGAACTCTGGATGACCTATAACTTGATTGGCGCCCCATAATTGTTGCGATGCCTCGTCGGCGCCAATGCCCTCGGTAAAAAATGTCCAAGCATGATCCGAGGGAATCCAGGTTGTTGGGATGTCAAATACACCATTCATGAAGGCTGATAATCTTGTAATTGCGGCGTCACCGGTTAAGCCGGCATCAACCTTAATATCGTTGACTGCTGGGTCTGAAAGTCCAGAAGTAACCAGCAAACTTGCAGAATTAGATGTGAGGTGAAAAGTGTTTTGAATGTTAAAGAGGTTGACTCCTTGGAGGACCACGACTGCTGAACCCCCAATACAAAATCCATCTTCCACGTTTGTTGCGCCCATGTTTATGTCGATGCCTTGAAATCTTCCTCGATTGCCTACTCTTGGGCTTGCGGGGCTGTATGCTCTTACAGCACAGTCAACTGCGCCGGCGGAGTTTGGAATATGTACGCCCTCAACGGCCAAAATTCCATCTTGTACATCCAAGATGGCATCACAGTCTCCTGTAGAATATCGAATTTCAAGAGCGATTGTCTTTCCTCGTCCAATATTTCCGTAGCCGGATCCTCGGAGTCCCGTGCCGCCATAAAAGGAAAGAAAGTTGGCGCTGGCGACCTGACTAGGAGCCGAGCCACTAAAACTAACGGCATAGGATCCAGTATCTGCGGGGATCGCGATTTTGAAATCTTTCAGCAAACTTCCGTCTGCGAGTTGAAAAACATCACCAGTTCCGGTTGAAGAGGAGACATCTGTTACTTGCCAGCCGGCTTCGCCGGTGACCGAAATGCCAGCAGGAATAACAATCGGCGTATCCTCAATATAGGTTCCGGGGCCAACTCGGACATAATCCCCAGCAACCGAGGCTGCCACTGCGCCAGAGATCGTCAGGTAAAAGGTCTCTGCGCCCGTTGAATCAATCCTGCCAATTGTTCCAGATGGAATTGTAAGATTTGTCAGGTTTGATCCGTCGCCGTAAAATGCAGATCCGGAGATATTTCCAGAACCACTTATGTCTCCTGTAACTGCGAGTGTCGTTCCATCGAATTGTAAATTAACCTCACCCTGGACGCTACTTGCATCTACGGCTGTTATAATATAGTTATCTATTCCATTGGTGTATGTTGAAATTGGGGCTGATGGCAGGTTCGTAAGATTTGACCCATCACCATAGAATGCTGAACCAGAAACGTTTCCTGATCCAGAAATATCTCCTGTAACCGTCAGCGTGTTGCTACCCGTGCTCCAAGTAAAATCTGCGTCACCAGCAAACGAGCCGTCATCGTTAAATTGGATTTGTGTATTGGTGCCACCAGGTGAACCACCTGGGAGGTTTGTTAAGTTTGACCCGTCACCATAAAAGAAGGCGCCCGAAATGTTTGCAGAAGCCGTTATATCACCCGTGACTGTTAATGCATTTGATGTCTTATCCCAGACAAAATCGCTGTCTCCGCCAAATAGACCACCGTCATTAAATTGGACATAAGTATCTAATCCGCCTGGGACAGAACTGCTTAATCCGATGATGCTGCTTGCCGAAAGAGGGCCGTTGATGAAGACGGAACCGGTAAACTGGTGAGTATCATCAGCAGAGTCACCGAATTTTGTATCACCATCAGCATCAATGTGGGTAACATTCGTATTTATGACATTTACATTGTACTCATTGGCGGTTACAGATCCGGAGACAACGAGGTCACCATCGATCTCAACCGGGCCTCCTTCAAAGACTACTTTGCCACTAACATAATTTCTACTGGGTCTAAATCTTGACATTATGGAATGGCCCCCCCGAGAAGACCCTCAACTGCTGTTGCTAATCTGTCAATTGCACCTTGCGAGGCATCTGGGGCAGTGGCTGCCCAATCTCCCGGAGTTCCCGGAGAATAACGAATTTCGTATTCCTTAAATGGCGGATTCGCGCCGCTGATAAAAGTTAAATCTGGCATCGTGCTTATGTTTGAGGTTCCGCCATCGGCGGAGACAACATTGATACCAAGAGAGCTTGACAGGGAAGAATCGGGATTATAGAAAACTCTTGCCCCGTTTGCTGCCTCAACAGCATAATCTCCCGTAATTGCCCCATACATTTCTGGTAAGTCCACAGCACCGTCGTAATAATCCGATGCTATTGTATTTACACCAACTGCACGGGGGCACGTTGTGGAGCCGGTAAACTCAAAAAATCTAAAAAGTGCCGCATTTGAATCATAAGCCGTTGTGCCATTCACCTGTATTCCATCTGATTCTCGGAAAACGACTTCGCCCTGGACTATTAGAGACCCTGCACTAAGCGCCTTGATCAGTTGATTTGATCCATCCATAACTGTTGATTTTATATAAAGGGCGCCCTGCGTACCCCCATTTAGGGCGGCTGTCATTTGAGAATAGCATGTTGTTATATTAACCCTTCCAAAGTTGGCAGATAGCGCCTTCAATATTGAGCCTGGAGCGCCAAACTTGCAGCCGCTGTAAACGATTTTTTGAACACACTTATTATAAAGAGTGGTTCCGGCGCCGGCAGCAGGATCTGCATCGAACTCGATATCCCAAAATGTCAACTCTGAAGAAAAGTGGACACTAGGATCTGATGTGCTTCCGTTTACGGCATCGGGTGGGATGACAAATTTTGTGCCAAGGCCCTTAATCGAAAGAGTATTTGTTCCTGGAAGGCTTGCGGGCCCCTGCGAATGGGCGATATAAAGTCTGGTTGTGGGGCCAGATGTGGCCTCGTTTGCGTAAACCCAAGCTTTTCGGAAAGGTAAAAATCCACTGTCTCCAATCTCAATTGGGGTGCCTCGCAAATCATCTTCAGCATAGGTGTTCCCAAGAGCTGCATCGATAATGGAGCCATCTGCTTTTGAGGAAGAAACTGTCGTCCAGGTGCCATTATCAAGACTTGATGTTGCGCCATAAAAAATGGCATTATGGGCTTGGAAATTTAAAGGGAGGGTATAATCGCCCGGTGCGCAATAGATAGAAACAGCCTGATAAGTGCCACCCGAATCATAAAGCTCGATTCCCGTTGGTATTCTTTCCAAAACTTTTTTAAGTGTTTTTAGGGCACTACCAGAAGTTAGGCCGTCGCTTTTATCACTTCCAGATGAAGAATCAACATATAAGTTGAGTGTTTCACCAACTTCTCCGCCGTAACCCAGACCATCGCCTCCGTCATCAAGCAAATAGCGACGGACTCCTTCAATATTTTTCGAGACATCTAAATCTCCATCTATTGTGGAATCCCCAGATATTCTACTCCTACTTGGCCGATATCTTGACATATTTTTTCCCTCTCAATAAATAGTCAGAAAGATAAACTAAATCATGTTTTTCCAATTGTTTCCGCCAGCAATTGCCATAATTCCACTTATATCAACGCCGGGATCATCTGGAGAATAATTTGATAGTGGGCCATTGCTTGTTTTTTGACCTGGAGATCCGGGCCTCTTGATGGGTTCAACGTTTTCGAATATTCCCTCGAAACCACCACCGAGTGATTCTTCTAATTTTCTTTTTTTCGCACTCATGGATTGCTGAACCCCCTCTTGAAGCTCAACTCGCTGTCTTGAGAAGTCGCGTTCTGGCTCTGGCGTCTTGGCTTCAACAATCGTTTGCTGGGAGCCAATACCAACTGCCACTTCTTTGATTAAATTTGACAAAACTCCCTCTTCAAAAATGATTTCTTTGATGCATTGCTTAATAAGGGGTTTTAAAATTTTTTGTAGTTCTTGTTTTTTCATTTATTATCCAAAATATTGTTCAAGGCACGATTAATCCTATCGGCTTTAGTAAAAATGTTTGGCTCTTTATATTGTTTGCCTTCCTGTAAATTCATAAATGCATTTGGTGTTGAAGGCTCGGAGACGAAATCAAAGCAAATAAGTTGGAAATCATCTTCAACCATTGTTCCCTGTTGTCCTTCTGTGACCGAACCAAGTCCTCGCGAAGAAATACCCAATTGAACTCCCGATTCAACGAGGGATCTTAAAATCCCTCCGGACGGAGTATCGAGAATTTTAACTGTTCCCATAACTTTTGGACCATCTGCCCAGATATTTGTAACCATGTGGCTTGCATTTTTTAGATTAATAACGGAATCGTCTGGATGATCCAGCTCGCCCAGGGCGCGCCGTTCTTTGACAAGCTTTTGATATGTTTTCATCTCTCTCATGAGAGTTTGCATAGGATAAATTCTCCCATTACCATTCGGAGTCTCAGCTAGCTGCATTAACCCAGTAAGATACATGGAATTATTTTCTGTGATATCTCTCTTTTCTGCCTCTGTCAGAAGATCTTGGCAGACGCCCCCTTCGCAGAGAGCGTAGTATTCTCTTAGTAAAACTTTACTCATTTTCTCCCCTCCTTAAAAGTAGTCAACAGCCGTTTTTGCAGCGGCGGACGTTTTGAAGCATATATCTTTTAAGCATTTAATCACCTCCCTTGTTTTGGATTTTGATGCCACAGTCGTCAAAGACCATGTTTAGTATATATGATGTCCCCGAACTTAGCCAGCCGCAAATTAAAAAATTCACGAGTGTTAGTTCATAAGTAAATAGTTCGGTAAAAGGATTAACGCCGCATAAAAAGACGCCAACCCAGAATCCTATACACATAGGACAGGTCCAGAAATAACCATTTGGTCTTATCTTCCCAAAAATCTTTCCATAGCAGATTAATTGGGTTAAACCGTAGGCTGTTAAAATAAAATAGAGGAGGCTCACTAGTCCTTCTTTTGTTCTTCAAGCATGTAGCTCATCCAATATGGCTGATAAGTGTATCCCGGCTTGATTGACCCCTTTTCTGCAGCCTGCGGAACTTCTCCAAGCTCTGTTGAGTCTTTATCTGTGGGGTGTGTATAATAATCATCGAGCATCTTTTCATAATCTTCAATATAATCATAATATGGTTGCTCTTCTTTTAAAAACTTATAAATTCCATAAATTGTGTAATCTACAGCGTTGATGTCCTTATCTTTCGGAGTCGGAATTCGGCCCTCAAGAGACCCATAAACACTGCCTCCCTTTACGGACTCGTAATCAACCACTCCGCGCCTCTTTAGAAATTCAAAAAGACGACTTTGCGCCTCATAAACTGTTTCCGAAAAGTCATTTTTAGCGAAAGTTACGACTTTGCTCTTTTGCGGCATTATTACAATATCCATTTCTTCGTGATCAAAAATTAGAATATTCCCATCCAGAGATTTTCTAGCTTTTAATTCTAGAGTAACTGTTTTTTCTAGATGTGCGCCTCCGACCTGAATTGTAATTGGCATTTTATTGTAATTCCTTAACTAAATTCTGAATTTTTAGAATTTCATGAATAAATTTATTATCAAGAGTTCGTTTTGATGTTGATTCTAATATTTCTAAAACTTTTTTTGTTTTTTCGAACATCTCTACGTCTGATTTTATCTCTCTTGAATTTAAAGATTCAGTTACCGCCCTTCTTAATCTGGGTATTTCTTCATTTAAAAAAATTTTCATTTCAACACCATTATCCGAAAATGACCCAATATACCTGCTTAAAAGAAGTTTTTGCTCTTCCAAAAGTTGTCCTGAGTATTTTTCATTGAATTTTTTAACGAATGTCTTATATGTTAAATTATCAATTGGCTTTAATAAATCCCTATCCTTCTCTTCTTGACTAATCATACCGCCAACCATTTGATTTTCCAGCAATACTCTTTGTCTTGTTTTGACCCTTGGATTGAAAATTTGGAAAACTGTTGCCAAATCTTTATAGTTTGGAATAAAATTTGAAAAAACCTCCGAGGATATATTCTTATTTATCTTATTGATAATCGCACTTTGCTCTTCGAAGAGCTGTTTATGATTTATTCCCTTTTTCTGCATTCTTGATTCAAAAATAATTCTTTGGGCAGTATTTTTATCTACATTTTTAGTATAAAGAATGGATTTATAAATTTCCAAATCTTTAGCCAAAGTAGTGTTGCCCTTAAAATGCTCTCTTAACAGCGTCATTATCGTGCGCTTTTTACGATCATCTTTATCAATAACTGACTTTGTCAATTCTCTTATTAGCGCCTCAAAAATAAAGGCTGTATTACGCTTTTTGTTGTGTTTCATCTTCATTTATCTGAATCTCCGAATTTTCTAATTCTACAATTAAATCACGAATTTCTGACTTAGCCTCAAATAGCAATGTTTCCTCGCTACTATAAGTAGGCTCTCCAACTTCGTAAATACCCCTAGAAAGACCCATTAAATCGGACATTCCTGGGGTAATATCTTTTTGTTTTGGTATGGCCATGGCTGAATAATTGTGTTGACGGCCTGAGCGGCTGTCTCCGCCTCTAAATTTTTTAGAAACGTATTTTTTTCCCTTGGCTTTCTTGGAAAGAGATCTTTTTGTGTGTTTTCTTGAGCGATCATCTCTTTTTGCCGGAGCTGCCAGGAGGGCGCCCTCGTCATCTCCGCCAAGTTCCTCTCCGCCGGATTCCTCTCCGCCGGGTTCCTCTCCGCCGAGATCAAAATCATCTCCACCCATATCATCACCCAAATCTCCCATTTCATCAGAACCGAGTCCGAGGTCCCCACCCAAACTGGCGGCCGCCTGTTCGCCGGCGGATTCAGCGGCTGCATTTAATTCTGCTTCATACGTTCTGTCGTGAAACATTTCTCTTTGATTTCTGACAAATTCCTCTTCCGATAAATTAAAAATATTTTGAGCAATCCAGCGCCGGCTAAAGAAATTCTCCGTTGCACCCCCCGCAATATCAAATTTAATTTTCCAGTGCTCTAATTCCTGCATTTCTGCTATCTTGGAGGGATTATTTAGCTTCAACCTGAAACCAACAAGATCGTCACCCCTGAAACCAAGCGTATAGAGGTGGACAATTCCTATTTTTTCAAGTTCTGCGATAACGGCGCGCTGCAACCTCTGGATTGTCCGTGCAAATCTTACGTCTTTTTGTGCTAAAGTTGTTTTATCCTCGTTAGCTCCCCCCTCCGAATCACTTGAGAGGTATGCGGACGGAATTTTCAGTGCAGCAAAGAGTTTATCTCTAAGATATTTAACATCATCAATGTCTCCAGTGAACTGTCCACCCTGCAATGTTTCGATTTTTGATGATTCACCGCCGCGAACTGGAATAAAATAGTCCTCTTCTACCGAAAGCGGATTATAACGTAAGTCGACGCGGCCCGTATTGGCATCAACTACTTGATTTCTCTTCATGGAAGTAATTGTTTTCTGGACAAAGGTTTCGACATCTTGCGGAGCGATGTTACCCACATCAATATAAAAAACGCGGCGTTCAGCAGAGCGAACGATGCGATAAGCCATCATTGCGTCTTCCATTAGTGTCAATTGTCTCCAAATTCTCCTTCCAGACTCAAGAACCGAAGTACCATATGGGGAGTACTTGTCATTTCCCAATACTCTAAAGTGAGCAATTTGCCAATTTTCAAAAGTCATACCGGCAGAATTCCACTGGTACTGGACATAATTGGGATTTGTTGGATCTTCTCCCTCCATTCTCTCTACCTCTTTAAGCGGGATGGGGATTACGGATTTAATTCCAATTCTCTCGTCAATATCGAGATAAAGAATAAAATCTCCGAATTTGCACATAGATCGGCACCAGCCATAGAGATTGTGATTAATATTTAAAATATTTTCGTATAATGACCTCAAAATAGATTTAATTTCTTCGTTTGAACACTCAACGTGCAACATGGGAGACAATGCTGAATGAGTCGTCATCTCATCTGCATAAATATCCATAGCAGATGCAATTTCGGGCATATATTCCATCTGCTCATAGTCAATATATCTTTCTGCCCTGTTTTGTTGTGCCATTATTTTTGAATGCATAACATCAAACGGGCTGTATTCTGATCTTCTGAATTGTTGACCCGACGCGGACCTGAATTGCGTGGAATATTTGTCCAGGGCGCTTCTTCGAATCTTTCGATTCATTTGTGTACGCCAGTTTACGATTGGTCCGGAAAATAGTCTCGTTAGTCTTCTAAATAATTCAGATTGTGGATTATTTGGATTATTTTTTTGATCAGCCATTTTTTATCCTTTTATTAGCCATGAATATTGCTTATAGTCTTCTTTTGCCTTAAACATTTTTTCATCCAAGGCTTCTTTCTTATTATAGCCTTCCATTCCTGGAATTGTTGTATTTATTTTTGTATTGACAGCAACCATTGAGTTTAAACAAGCTTTTTTAAATTCTATATCTCTCTTATTTACTGTTAGCGCCGTGTCTCTTACCCAACATGCTATTGCTAATGACATTATTAAGTCATCATTATATCCCCTCATTGCTTGAGGTTTGCCATTATACCAGATAAAAGTGCGCAATTCGTTGGAAAAGCGAACAGAATATACTTTAATTAGTTTGTTTCTCACGAATTCTTCCAATTTTGCCACAATAAGGGGCCGTGTTTTTAAAGAAGTAGTAAATCCCGCCACTGCGTTGGCCATTCTTTCGCCCTGATGACTCTCTACGAACTCATGAGTGCTTTTTACGGAGTAATATAAGTTTGAATATTCTAAATCAATGAGCTTTTCAAGCACAGATATTCCAATTCCAACATTTTCCACCACCAATAAGCAGTTTCCATATTCTTTTCCCGCTTGCATGAGGACGTTGGAGTACATATCCAAACTTGGTTTTCCTTGATATTCCGCAACAACCTCCATTGTTTCTAGTTTTATAATATGAAACACAGAATAATCTGCGCCGTCGCCTCTGGCAACGTCTGCCACCAGCAAATAAGAACATTGAGGATCATATTCTTCCCAAATCCACATATTTCTGTCGAATCCTGCCCTATATTTAGGATCACATACCATTCCCTCTATCCAGTCAATGTCGTCTGGGTGGATCACACTCTCACCTGATGTATTGAAGTTACATTCTAGCTCTTGGGCTATCTCTCGGCGAGACATATTCCTCGTTTCTTTGTCGAACCAAGCCTGATCTCTGTCAGGATGGACGTCCCAGTTCAGTATAATGGGATGAAAATCGTTTGACCCCTCCGATGCCTCGCTATATGTCTTGTGAAACCAATTTCCCACACCATTTGGAGTCGATAATGCGATCACTCGACCACCAGTTGAGATTGTGGGATATAAACCGGCCCATAATTCATCCAAACTCTCAACGTGTGCGGCCTCGTCGATCACCAAAAGAGAGAGGGCCTCAGAACGACCAGCATCGCCGGAAGTAGAGGCGGCTTGGATCTGAGAACCGTTAGAAAGTTCGAAAGATGCCCTATTGTCGATAGATATTTCCGCGATGAGAAGGAAATTCGGAATATTTTTCATAATTGCCTTGACTTTCTTAACAAGGTTGGCCGCTGTTTTGAATTTTGTGGCCATAACGAGGATGTTTTTGTCTCTATGAAACAACATCATCCAAACAATATAGCCGGCAGCGATGGTTGAGATACCCAACTGTCGTGCTTTGAGGATTACATTAAAGCGATAATCATTAAAATCAACTAACAAATCCGCCTGATAATCATAGGTCTTGAATGGAATAAGTCCCTTGATCGGATGTGAGATTCTTGCGTAATTATTTACGAAGTAGACCGGATCTTTTCCACACTTCAATATTTCAGCTACTATTTCCTTTTTGGATAGTGTGTATGACATTTGTTATTCTTTTAAGATTTAACGTGCTTCTTTAAAATATGGTCCCCGATGGGAACGCTCGAAGTTTCATTGTGGTTACCTGTGAGCCACACAAATTCACCGTCGCGGGGCTCCATATGTGTCTTCAGAACATCATCCTTTACACGGCCATCATATGTATTATCAATTCCCCCGTTTATATCAGAAGTTAGTGTAAGTGTCCAATAGTAAGTAGGTTTTGAAAATCTACCTTCTTTCAAAAACTTTTGGTATTTTACATCCACAGAATTTGAAATTCCCTCACCAAGAGTCTCAACGTTTTTCATTCCACCAATTTTAAAAAGCTTATGACACATAACAAACGTCCTAATTCGACTCGTATTTTGCACAATACATTTTATTTCCTCTTTTGGAGAGAGTGAAAGAGATTTCCCTGTGATTATTTTATATTCTTTTTTAAGAAAGTCCGCAATTGCATGAATTCTGCGATCACATTCCTCTTCGAATCCAGATGCATAAACATCGGACAATTTTATATTTGCCTCATAATTAATTTGAAGCATATCTCCGATAATTTTCACCCCGAAGCCGTCTAGGACGCGAGAATCAATAATTGGACAGCCCTCCTCTCGACTTAGTCCGATTTTCTTGGCATCTCCACTTACGAAGCGTTCGTCGTGGGCCCCATCATAGGCATTTGCGGCTGCCTGATTAATACCTTGTATAATTTCTAATGTTGTTGCCATTATTCTTCCCTCGTGTCGGCCATTAATTGCCGGATCTTGTCTGCGAACCTCTCGCGTTGGTCCACTGGCGTTTCTTTTCCGGAATAACGCGACAATCGCACATCGCCACTTGACAGAGCGTCGACGGCCGCGAGTAGGTTTTTCCAATGCTGCTCTTCTGATGTATGCGGGCTCTCTGTTGGCTCACGAGTGTCGAGAGGATCAGTAAATGGAGTTCCGCCCAGGTCAACGTCGCCACCCTCATACTCACTCCAGTCCCATTTCCCACCTTTAAAACCTTCAGAAATAGATTCAAGTTCTTCTTTAATGATTTTTCTCAATTGTGATTTCGTAAGTTTCATAATTTATTCCTTTTGTTGTGGGCGCCAGCCTGCTTTCCAGCGATTTTCTCTGCCTTCGACCCATTGTATATAACATTTAAAGCAACAATCAAACTTTGTCATGTAAACATTGTCTCGCAAATCAAAAGAAAATGAAGAACAAACCGGACAAACTCGATCCTCGTCTTTACTAAATAGTTTTTTACTTATTAAAATGCCATCAACTTCTACTTTTTCGTTCTTTTCTCGGTATTTTACCTCTTTTTGATACAATTCGCGAAGTTGTTGCTGGTATTCTTTTTCTTTCTCGTCAGTCCAATCAGATTTGGGGTGTTTTATAGCCTCTTTTCCATACTTCTTAGAAATGGCGACTTCATACTTG